GAGTAAGAACCGCCAGAAGGCAATGTCTTCATTACGTTAGCCCAACCAGCGAATGTGGTAAGGATAAGGTTAGCGTTCCAGTTAGCAGAACCCAACTGCGCAACGTAATCAACAAACTTCTCAGCTGTGTTAGCACCTGAAGATGAACCTGCAGTTGCAGAAGAAGCCAAATCGTTCAGATAATAAGTATCTTCAGCTCTTTGGAAATCTTCAACAAGTGATTGCTGCAAATATGCATTCAAGAAAGGCAAATCATCAACCATTTGGCGAGATACCTTTACATAACCAGCGATGAATTGCAACACCTTGTTTACTACAGTTACATCATAATCCAATTGTGCTTTAGCAGAACCTTCAGTTTGCTTACCGAAAGAACCTTCACCAACTGGTGTGTTACCTCTTGGGAAAGATACTGAACCAGTGCTAACTGGGATAATGTTGAAGATAGAACGGAGGTGTGGATTAACGAAAGAACGGAGAGCTGGTGAATTAATGTAAGATACATATGGATTACCAGTCAAAGATGAACTTTCGGTCATTACACCTACGGCTTTAAGATCCAACTCAAAGTTGAAACCTTTACCGTTTGTTCTTACTGCTTCTTTAATGCTATCATATCCTTTAACGATAGCTTCACCGATAGCAGATTTGATTTCATTGATGTGATCAGCATAAGAAGCAGAAATTTTCTTTTCTTCTTTTGCAGAAAGTTTGCCAAAAGCAGCTTTTGCATCAAGAATCTCTTGACGTGCTTCCATCAATGTTTTGTTGTTCTTGGCAATTTCGCTGTTAACAGCTTCTACTTTGCTTTCGAACGCCTTAGCGGCTTTCTCAGTAGCAGCAGCTACTTCAGCCTTTTGTTCTGCGAGTTTAGCTTCCAAAGCTGACTCGAATGTTTTAAGATCGCTCATTTTTAAAATTTATTTATAATGTTTATTAATGACTCTACACTTACCTCTTCTTCTTTTTGCTGCAAAGGTGCGTCAACAGCTGCCTCTGTGCTACTCATTTGTTCAACGGCTTGCGCGAGTTGTTTAACTTTTAAAAGACACAAATCAATTGTCTCATCACTTACATCGCTGTTGCGAATGAATTTTTCGAAAGATTTGATTTGATCTTGTAATTTCTCTAAGTTATTAAAATTTTTCATACCTAACATAGGCGTTGCTTCATTAGCACCCCAAGCAGTCAGACTAGAGCCTTCGAAAAGCATTACCTCATGGATTTGATTACCATTCTCTGCTTTTTGTTCTCTAAGTGTTCTGAATCCAATAGAATGCTCTGTAATAAGTCCACTCTCTACCATCTTCACAAAATCCTTGCCAAGTTGATGGCTACCGACTTTTGATCTGTAATATAGACCATAATCATCTTCTTTGAGTTCTAAAATTTTACCCAAAGGCTGAGATGGATCATGGTTCATCAAATGCTTAATGCGATTCTTGCCATCTGGTCCCCAATCTTGAATTGAGCGTTTAAATGCGCCTGGCATCATAATGTCACCATCGCTGTCTACATTACCAAACGCTGAGAAGTAACCAATCACTTCACCAGCTTTTGTGTCAACATCTTTAACCTCTAAGTCAAAGGATTTGTAATTATATATCATTCCACCTTGTTTTTTATCTATTTGTTTTAATTTTCTTATTGCCCACTCAATACCAGCTGCGCCTCCCCATGCATCCCACATAAGTCCTCCGCATCCTTCGCTATATGGAACATCTGCGTGTTGTTGATGCCTTTTAAAAGATGCCATACGAGCAATTGTATCTCGTGACAATTTTTCACGGTTTGCTAATTGTCTTGCTCGAGTCCATCCTACTGGCGTACCGCAACTGCTACCATTCTCCTCTTTATATTTCAATGCACGTTTTGCATTATTACTAGCGGCCTCTGGGTAATCGTTATATGTTTCTTCCTTTAACTCAATAGCCTTTCCTTCTTCTACAAGTCTACCAGTCGCATCAGTATTTTTTCTTATTGCATTTATCTCATCTGGATTATTGTCATAATGAGTACCAATGCCAAGTCGCTTAATGGTTTCCCATTTTAGTTTACCATTTGTAAAGTAAACTCTAGATCTTGGTATACCTACTTTCTCTGCAACTGCATACACTGGCTCGCTATCGCTTTCTTGTCTACGCGTGACAATATATACAGTCTTGCCATCCTCAATTAGCATCATAGCCTTCTCTTGCCATTTTGCTTTGCTGATTGTACCATCGAAATCAAAGCTAACCTTATTCATGTCAGCCGCCTTCTTTGCTTCTTCTGGATGCTGCGCTAAATATGCTTGATATGCACGAAGAGCATTCTCTCTTGTCGTATACATGCATGGGCCATCCCCAATCCTAAATTTTCCGTCACCGCAGGCGTATATGGGCATAGTTTATCTTTTCATTATTAATCTTCCGTTTTGATCGCGTCTTGGAACAAATCCAATAGCGCATCTGCAATTGATAGTGAAGCCAGCTGGTGCTGTAGGATCTCCAGGCGCAGTGGCTAGCACTGTGTCGCCTTTTTTCCCAGTAGAAGTAAATGGTTGGTCATACGGTACTTGCATGCCATCCATATGTAAATGATCATAAGTGTTGCGAGGTATTCTCCTCGTCCTATTATCTCTCGCCGCTATCCAAACTTTATCTACTTCAAAGTTATGGGATTTTGCGCCTTGTAGTGCAGCATAATTTGAAGCTCTCATTACTTCAGTTCGAGCTATCCTTTTTGCTCTCATTGCACTATATCCCAACTCGTCATCACTGGTAATTATTCGCACCATCTCATCAATGCTCTTGCCTTCTTGCACAGCTTGCGAGATAATATCAGTTAGTTTTTTTTTGGATGTCTGCGTCATGTCAGCAATAAGCTGAAAACCATACATAGCCAAAAATTGGATTATCTGACTTATAAAGTCCGTATTTAATCCAAATGGGTCTGCTGCTTTACGAATTTGATTTCTAACCGCACGAAAGCTAGCATTGCCAAATATCACTGCCGTCTCACGATATAGCTCCGTCATTATCTTCATCAATTCATCGCTCCATGCATAGCTACCCATCATTGATAGCGTTGCACCTGGACCCATCAGTTGCAAGTCACGCGCAACTTTGCGCATCTCTTTACTAATCGCCTTTTGAAACAAAGAACTATATTTATTATCGAGGCCTCTACGAAGCCTTTCAAATTTACTCCAATACACTTCTCTTTGACTCGCGTTCATCAATGAGTTTTTGTTTATAAGCTGTCCTCAATGATTGCATCATTCGCTTCTCTACTGCGCATGTTTGCTCGCTCTTCAGCTTGGGATATTTCTGCATCACTCTCTGCGTTATCTCCTCGTCTGTTGTTTGCGATGTTATCCATGTTATCTCCCATGCCATCTTCTGAATCCATTGGTGTTGGTGGAATAGATAGGTCCATTACCGCTTGCTCAATTGGTATCAGACCTTGATTAATATACGAGTATCCATATGCTCCTTCCTTCTCTTCGTAGTTCATTGCAACTCGCTTCTCATCAAACGTCAACCAGTTAGCATCACGAAGGCTGCGTACCATTCTCTCCATGTCTTGCTGCATCTCTGGTAGTGCTGTTATATCAAAGTCAATGAATGCATTCTCACCGTATCTTGGCACGAGGAATTTGTTCAATTCATCTCTGAGCTGGCAGCACATTGGAATGATGGTGTTTGTAATAAGGTCACGCATTGCGTTTTGATAGTTGTTATAACTTGATGTATCAACATCAAATAATACTGCTGGAAGACCAAACACTCTACACCACTGATGCATAGAAAGGCGCAGTGTATTCACTAGCTCCATGTCGACACTAGACATACCAAAGTTTAAGTAATCCCAAGGAGTTTGTAGCACTGCTACCTTTCCTTTATTATCCACTGTGTTTATGTTCTCATTCACCGCACGCTTGATGTCATTGGCTTGCTCAATAGTGAAGTTTGGCACGATGTTGCCAAGTGGTCTTGGAGTGATGGCTCCTTTCGCACCGCCATTACCAGTCATCATTGCGGACGCATCCGCTGCATTATTTGACATCATGAGCGTTTTATACGCTGCACGAAGTGGAGATATACCACGAAGATGCGGACGTGTTGTTGCATCGAACTCAGGAGTCCAACTGCACCAATGCATCACTTGTTCTTTTGGTAGGTCTACTCCACCACCAATCTGCAATTTGTATCCCAATAAATTATATACATCGTTTGGATCTGGGTATATGTCCAAAAATTGGGTTGGTAATATGTTGAGTTCACTGAAGGTTCCTCCAAGTTTACCATCATTTCCATATACGTTTCCTTCTCCTGACAAGAATCTATATCCGAATAAGTTTTCAAAGAATTGGTCTTGAGATTGATAATTGTTTGGCTTCTCTAGTAACATTGCAAGTGGCGTACCCATGATGATATTTTCCGAATATGCGTTCTTGCGCGCAATGAGTGCTTGCTCATATGCACCTTTATTTGCAATGCCTTTTGATAATTGCTTATAACGCATAAGTTGCGTTCTTGCTTTTTCTCCAGGATTTAGTTCATAGACATACCAAGGTATGGATGCTGCTTTGCGAGCAAGGAAGCTCACGATTGCATACACATCAGCATTGCCTAAGTAGCCATCAGTGATATAAGACGCTGTATTATAATTTTGAACCAGTGTGCTATTTACTCCAACCATTTGCACTGGTGACGTTGGATAAGGATTGATACCTTTCTTTTTGAAAATGTCAAATAATCCCATGTTGTTATATTGCTCCCCAGGTTACGCTGGGAATTGTTAATTTAGAAAATATTGCATAACGCATTGCGTCAATAGCGTGATCGGAGAATTTTACTGGCTGATCTAGTTTCATACCATTACGGTCCGTCTTCCAACGGTAATTTTTTAATTCTTTGAGTAAATTTACGGAATCTTGATGGATAACCAAAGGGTGGCCTTTTATGGTGCGTATACCCTCTGTTACATCTTTGTTTGCTGGTTTTGCATTTAAACCGTTGCGGACTAACTCCTCAATGGTTTTTGGCTCAGCAGCGTCACAATATATCTCGTCATATTTCTCTAACCCCAAAGCTAAGATTTTTTCGACTAGATCGTTCGTTGTAAGTTTAGTATCGTAGATAAGCTCTTTTACATATGCTATGCTATCATTGAAAACTACCTTTACAAGTGACGATGGATTATTGAATCCAAAGTCTAACCCATACACAGTTTCACCATCTGGCATATTCTCTGTCGTTTTCCAATGCGTAAAGATTAGATCTTGGCTGAGTCCTCGTTCTCCGAGGCCATATATTTGCCAATAGTTTGGGTCTGCATCTTTTAAACGCTCTAATTCATCAACGAGTTCTTTTGGAAGGAATGGATTGTCTTTAAACGTTGTAATATAAAAATCAGCATCGTCTCTTGGAATCACATTGTCGTAAATCCATGAGGAGATGTCCGATGGATTATAGTCAATCACTATCTTTCCTTCTGTACGCATGATGAGCTGCATCCATGCTTCATATGAGAGTTCGTTGGCCTCGTTGCAAAATAGATATGTTCTTGCACGGCCTCGAATTTTTTGTGGTTGGTCGGCTGATACGAATTCGATGACATTGCCGTTAAGCTGATATATCTGTTCAGTTTTATTGTGATTGTCTTCTGAATATATTCCGAGGCGGCTAAGGATATCTACAAAATCTCTAAGCACTGATCCTTTGATAGATGGCAACGATTGACGTACCACTGTCAGAGTCTTACCGTTCTCTTGAAGAAGTTTTATGATGAACCAAATAAGGATGTTATAGGTTTTGCCAGAACGGCTGCCCCCTTGCATTACCGTTATTCTCTTTTTGCTGTCTTGCAATATTTCAAAGATCTTATTAGTTTGTAGTTTAGCGTTCATAGTAAGAGTTTAAAAATTTTCTAAAAATTTGGAAGTATATTTTGAAAGTGAAAAGTAGGTATAAAAGTGGGGTCATTAGTATTAAGTTTGTTTAGACAAAGGTTTTATGGCTACCAGAAATGGGGTCTTACCCCGCCGCCCCGCCAAAGTAAAAAGTTTAAGTTCTCCCCGTTAAGTATGACCGGATCCGGTGCCATGTTGTCGCATATTTATTTAGACAATTTCTAATCGGTCATATAACCAATATTATGTTAAATAGAAATGCGGACGCATTGTCAGTTCGTCGCCGCTTCTAATACTTCTACATTTGGTTTAATTACTTCTACCTGTACTTGGTTTAGGTTGCCTTCGATCTTGTTTTCTATTTTCTGGGTTGGCATGCCGACAAAGTAGTTAAAATATATCTGCAATGCCTTCTCATTTCCATCCCCGAGCTTCTTCTCAAGTACACGAAAAGCAAGATCGGACATGGGCCACAGCTTTTCCATGAGCTGCTCTTCGGTCATACGGCTTGGGCGGCCTGCCCCCTTTCTTGCCCCTCCCTTTTCTTTCTTTACTGCTCTCTTCTCAATTAGTGCAGTCAGTTGATTTTCAGTTATCGGCATAATTGATTGTTGAATTTGTTATTCGCTTTGTGTTTGATTTGTTGGAATGTTTACCTGCTCCATGTTATGTGTATGGCCTTTGCCATCTACACTGTCTCTTTCAAATATTCTCATTTTTATCCATCCTTCTTGGTCCTTGCATTCTTTTACATATTCTATGAAATCAGGCTTGAAAATATTTAAATAAATGCTTTTATCTTTTTGCCCTTGCTTTATGTAGAATCCCTTACGTTTCATGTAAAAAACAAGTTTATACAATTTTAACCCTAATAGCTACAATTCACATAAAATGTTGATAAATAATGCATTACAATGTATAAATAAAAATATATAAAAAAAGATGGTAAAATATTTGTTTTTAATAGTTTTATTTATATATCTTTGTCTAAACAAAACAATTAAACACATGAAACAGTTAACCAATCGCCTCGATCCAATTGCAATTGCAATCATTTTTTATTCAGTTATTTTTATCATTAACTATTTAAATTTTTAATTATGTCACAAACAACTTACAATGGCTGGACCAATTACGCAACATGGAGAATTGCCCTCGAATGGTTTGACGGATTTAACCCAGATTATTCAAATACAGATCCTTACATTTTAAGTAAAATTCTAAAAGAATATGTTGAAGATGGCTTAGGGTTTGGAGTTGAAGATTGCTACGCTTTATCATATGCATATGCATTTATTGAAGATGTTAACTGGTATGAAATTGCAGAACATTTAATTGAAGAGGAGGTAACAAATGAAAATTAATAAACAACTCTTATATCTTATTATCGCACTCATTTGCGCTGGTATAATTATTGGACAATTGCAAGATCCTTATTCACTTTAAATAATAAAAACAACCAATTATGAAAAAATTACATTTACTTACTTCAACAGACAGCCTCAGACAAAAATACAATTTCATTCAAGTAAAGAACGGACAAGTAACGGCAACCGACTGCTTTAAATGTGCTAAATTTCCATTTTCTGAAGTTTTCGGTGATCTTCAAACTGAGCTAACTGAGTTTTATATTTCAGGTGAATATTGGAAAAAATGCAAATTTCATACTGCTTTGCGCTTTGAAATTGATAAAGGTTACTTAATTGGATATGATAAAAAGGGAAAACTTGGAATTTGTGAAATTGTTATGCCTGAAAAATTTATTAGAGATCACGGCGAATATCCAAGCACAGACTTTTTATTTAATGACATTGATAATGGTAACGAATTAGCATCAATTTCATTTAATCCAGAAAATTTGTTCAATTTATGCCAAGCACTTGGTGGCGTTGCATTTAATTATTTATTTTTTGGACAATCTAAAAAAATAATAGTTCAAACTAAAGACAGCGAAGTAAAAGCTTGCTTAATGCCTACACTTTATTAAAATACATAATCATGAACATTACAATAAACTCTATTGAATTAGCTTCTAAATTGGCCGATAATGAATTAAATGATAATTGGGATGAATTAATGCAGGGGGATTTATATATCGAGGACGAAGACGAAATAACATATAGTGAAGAGGCTCAAGATATTTTCAATTCATTATATGATAAGTACATGAACATTATTGATAATTGTAAATCTATTAATTTATGAAACTCGAATTAATTAAAGAAACCGATTTCAACGGCAAAACATGGTTTTATATCCATCAAGACGGCCGATTTATTTCTGGCAGCGTTATGACTAATTACGAAGACGCTTTCAAAATGTACCAAACAATAAAAAAAGGCATAACAGCTAAAAGGGAGGTTTTGTTATCAGAGGATTTATAGAGGTTAACTGAGGAGGCCTACAATGGCCGAAATGGGGCGTTTTTACGCCCTATATTAACCAAACGCAATATTTATATGTCTTTAATAAAAACAGAGCTTTTAAATGACTTATATAGATTTACGAAGGAATATAACTACCAGTTGATAGAAGAGTACATGAGAGAGACAAAAGCATACCGCGAACGCATGCCGTTTGCAGCTTTTTGCGTTCTTTTTTATGCTCGTTTAAATGAATTAACCGATCAAAATAGACAACAATATGATGATGGAGGAAATATCGAAAGCGTTTGCATGGATTGAGGCAAACTATACCCAATTAGAAAAGAGCTACTGCGAACTACCTCACGAACAAGTGAGGAACCTTCCTTTTGCTCTTTATTGCTTGGCTATGTTTGTTAAACATCAAAGTATCAATAATTAAGTAGCAAAACGGCACATTTATACCTTTCCTCTAAATATGCCTTTATTTCGTCTGCTTCTTGTTTGTTCTTTGCTGTTATGTCCAAACGTATGGGTAGTTCATATTCCTTTGTTATGGCCTCGATAACGGCCAAATAAAGGCTTTGTACTTCATTGTCATTAATAGATAGCAGATTTTCAACTGTTTTTATGCCGTGCATCACGGTTGTGTGATCTCTGTCTATAAATTGGGCAATTGCGACAAGTTTGCTGCCGAGCTTAACCCTTGCAATATAGCAAAAGAGATGTCGAGCAATAACAAGCCGCCTTCCTCTTTTTTCACTATAAAACGCCTCTTTTGAAACACCACAGATTACCAAAATAATATTAAGAAGTTTACTGTTGTTTATCATTTTTATATTATTTATTTATGTTTAGACACTATTATATTATATTATATATTTTTTTAATATCAATTACTTATATATGTATTTAACTAATAAAAAAGATATTCTTAATATGACACAAAAACCCCAAAAACTCCCAACCAATGATTATCCAAAAACCCCACAAAAACCCCGACAAAAACTCCCCAAAAAACCCCAACTTGTCCAAACAAATTTGTCCAAAAACTTTTTTGGGGACGCGATTTACACGATTTTTCGCACTTTTCTATCTCCCCCCCCCAGCGCAGTTTTTTTTTTTACTCTGCCCATGAAAGGAGAAAAAATCGCTTCCATCGCTTACCGCGT